GTCGCCGGAGCTAATGGCACTTTCACCATCACGGTTACAGGAACAACGACATTCACCTATGCGTCCACGGCTACCGGAACCGTGACAGCCAGTCCGGCAATTACAGCGATCCGCGATGTCGACTACACCTACCCGGTCGATTTTTTCGACGGCCGCACGAGCCGTGATCGCTTCGTGGCCTATATCCGTGGAGCGTCTTACGTCCAAGGATCGACCGTGTATCAAGACCCACGAGAAGGCAACACGAGCCAACTGATCGTGGTTGCCGATGGGTATATCTTGGCGATCAACTTCAACGACGCTTCCTGCAAACTTCTCAACTTGGGCGACCGGATATCTGTCGATGTCCCCGTCTACATGACCCAAGCAGAAAGATACTTGGTCATCCAGACAGGCAAAGATGAGCCGAGAATATATGACGGGTATGTTGTTCGCCGGGCCAGCTACTACTGGAGCAACAGCATCCCAATCGGCAAGCAGATGGCTTACGGTCAGGGACGGCTTTTTGTCGCGGTCGACGAAGGTTCGGAAATCGCGGCGAGCGACTTGGTTTTCAGTGGTTCAACGACCGAATCGAAGATCGTCAGTTCCTCGGTAGCGAATCCGACGGTGATCACCACGGCTACCCCACACGGTTTTACCACGGGCGCCCTCGTCACGATCGACGCAAACACCTCGGTGATTTCTTCAACCTACGTAGCTACGGTTCTCACTGCCACGACATTCACGATCCCTGTCGAAGTGGCCACCGCCGGCACTGGGGGAACTGCGACAAAGTTCGTCGCTGGAACCGATGCAGACGTGCTTCGTTTTAACGAAATCACATTCCTCAACGAGGGCGGTAACTTCGCTCCCACTGGTAAAATCGGCCGCATTACCGCACTCGTCTTTCTCCCCGTGCAAGACACCGCGACGGGTCAGGGTGACTTGATCGCTTTTTGCGAGCGTGGCGCGGTAACCTTCCAAGTCTCTGCGCCCCGTGAAGAGTGGAAAAACACCCAAGGATTCCAGCGCGTGCTGTTCGACAACATCGGCGCGACCAGCGACAGCATCATCCCGGTCAACGGGGATTTGTTTTTCCGTTCCCGTGAAGGCAACGGCATCCGCACCTACCGCAACGCCAGAGCCGAGGCTGGAACCTACGGCCAGACTCCGATTAGTGCAGAGATTGATCCCATCCTCAAGCAAGACACCCAATGGATGCTCGACCAAGTCAGCCTTGTCTATTTTGACAACCGACTTTTGACAACTTGCCTGCCAAGACAAATTCCCAGAAGGGCGGCGAATCAAACCGAAGCAGACACCTTCGCGTCCCAACCGATCCCGACGATCTACGACGGAATCGCCGTCTTGGACTTCAATTCTTCTTCGGTAGGTCGCGGTAAATCCGCCGCAGTGTTCGACGGCGTGTGGACCGGAATCCGTATCGTGAAGCTGGTTCAGGGAACCTTTGACGGTGAATCCCGGTGCTTTGCTATTTGCTTCCACGAGGACGCTACCGGACGAAAAGTCGAACTCTGGGAGATTACCAAGAACGACGAATACGACACTCCGGTCGAGGGGAGACGGCGAATTACCGCGGGCATCGTAACCAAGGCGTTCGATTTCAACGATGCGATGGGTCTGAAAAAGCTGATCCGATGTGACTTGTGGTTTGACGATCTGGGCGGGGGATCAGATTACCCGTTTGAGTGCGAACTGGCCTATCGACCCGACGACTACCCCAACTTCACAACCTGGGAATCTTTTGAACGGGAGTTTGAGACCGAGTTCCTTATACCGAGCTACGTTACGACTCCCACCGAGCCATTTAACCTGGAAAGGGGTTACGCTCCGCAAGTCCGGTTTCCAGCCCCTCCTTTGACGGCTAACATTGCCACAAGCGTCCCTGCATATCTCGGCCACGACTTCACTCTTAGGGTCAACTGGACCGGCCGAGCCCATCTCGGGCGGCTCATGTTACACGGATCACGGCTCACGGAAAATGTAGGTGGGGGGACTCTCTAATGGCAGACCCCCAAGAAATTCCGACGATCGACATCGATCTTTCTCCTGCGATGGACTCTTGGAGTTCTGTGCCTGTAGGCTACGAGCTTCTCATCCAAGACCCGACCCCTTACGGCCTCTTAATCGATGACTCCGGCAACAAGTTGCTGATCGAGTAATAACCGCGTAAAATAAGACAATGCCCTATACCGCCAACAAAAAGCCGTCCGGTTTGGACGCTGCCTCATCGGTCGGCAACGACACAATAGTCATCGAACAGAGTGGATCGGTGCTCAAAGCCACTGTCGATCAAGTTACGGCGAGGGTTTTTTCGGCCAAGGGCGTTGCCGCTTCATCCAGTGGTTCTGAAGTGCTCGTGGTCCGTGACGGTTCGGCTCTCAAAGACCTCACACTTAGCAATATAGTTCCTGCCTCGAGTATCACCGACGCGAAAGTGGCTTCCAACGCCGCGATTGACGGAACAAAGATCAATCCCAATTTCGGAAGCCAAGCAATATCGACTACCGGATCCACCTCGACTGGAACTCTTACCGTTACCGGAACCGGAAACCAAATCACTGGCACTTTGACCGTCAACGGTGCATTGACTGCCAATGGTGGGATCAATGCCACAATCACAGGCAACTCTACAACTGCAACTCAGTTGGTCACGACGAGAAACATCGCCGCTACCAGTGATATTGCTTGGAACGTCAACTTCAACGGAAGTGCCAATGTCACCGCCGCGGCCACGATTCAAAACAATGTGGTGACCGATGCCAAACTTCGAACTGGTGGCGCTTGCTCTGTGGTCGGCCGAAGTGCCAATACCTCCGGCAATGTGGCGGACATTTCTTCTTCTGCGGACGATCAAGTTTTACGCCGAGCTTCAGGAGTCCTCGGGTTTGGCTCGATAACGACTGGGGGAATCGCCGATAACGCGGTAACCAACGCCAAATTGCGCGACAGCGCCGGCTTTTCGGTCATAGGTAACGGCACCAATGCTTCTGCCGATCCCGCAGACATTGTCGCCGCCAGCGACGGTGATGTGCTCCGGCGCAGTGGAACATCTCTTGGCTTTGGTCAAGTGGCTGCTGCCGGTTTGGCTACCGATGCAGTGGAGACTTCAAAAATAAAGGATGGAAATATCACCAACGCCAAGTTCGCCGGTTCTGTCGGCTTGAATGCGTGGTCGACGAAGACAGCGGCGTATACTGCGGTAGCAGGCGACCGGATTGTGGCAGACACAACCACATCGGCTTTTACCATCACGCTCCCGACGACTCCGGCCAACTATACCCAAGTCACATTTGCTGACCATTACGACAAATGGTCGACCAACAATCTCACGATTGCCCGTGGCGGGTCTGACAAAATCAACGGACTGGCCGAAAACTTGGTCTGCGACCAAGCGGGAGGAAAGCAGTTCGTGTTACGCTACGAAGGTGCAACAATAGGATGGAGAATTTATATATGAACCTAAGTGCCTTATACAACAACGCCCCAGAATACATTGAATTCGCTTGGGTTTGTGCGCCCAATACCGGAGGTGATTCAGTCCCGATAAACACAATTACTCCGCTACGCATCGATACCGAGGTGCAAGACACGGGTAACCTGGTGAGTGCGCCCGTCAGCAATCAATTCACGCTTCCGGCCGGAACGTATTATTTTGAAGCCAGCGCCAATTACCGCAGGGCTGACGCTAACGGAGCGGTCCTTATGCTGGGGTTACGAACAACTGCTGGGACTTGGATATCGCGAGGTCGTTCCGGGGGGAAAGCATCAAACTCAAGTAACCCCGCGACGTTAAACGGCCAATTCAAAATTGCCGCTTCGACCGCGTTTGAATTAACTGCGCTCGCCGCAGGATTTACAGCCACCATTGATAATGGAACAGATGGAACAGTGTTTACCCTGGCCACCGCAGGGGCCGACCAACGCACGACGATCAAGCTCTGGAAAGTAAAATAAGATCATGGCACTAATCCCAGGAACACTGCTCACTGGAACCAAGTATCCCAACGACCCCCAATCGTTGCTCGATACATTTGCGGCCTATCTTACTGCCCCAGAAGTCAAAAAGAATTATCCGACCGTGACCGTGGCAACGCCGGCCAGCGGCGGGACAGTTACCTTTAACGCGGGCGGGCAAGACGAATTGATTTATCTGGATATCGGTTCGGCGATCACCGGACTCACGATCAACTTCCCCAGCGATGCCAACAGCGTTATAGGGCAAACCATCTCGGTATTCTGCCGGAGCGCGGTCAATGCGACGGTCACTTACCCGATCGGGACGGAAGTTCCGACAGCCCCGACCTCGCTAGTCGCGGGGATCATGTATTCTTGGCAGAAGGTATCAACAAGCACATGGGTCGGATTTAGATCAGTCGCCTACTAATGCCTGTCGCTTACACATCAGCAAGAACCTTGCTTGCTCCCTACGTCGACAACGGCGTGGCGGCAACCGACACGGCGCGTATCGACCAAAGAATCGACGAAGCCCAGCGCAGGCTTGTCGACCACTACAACTTCCTGAGTCGCCGAGAAGAGAGTGCGCGGACGGCGCTGACTTGGCAGTCGGGCGGGACAACAGGAAATCCCGCCACGGGAAACCTGATCGTCGACAATATCGACGCGACCAAAAACATGATCTTGGCGCTATGGCGCGAGGAGAACAACCAGCTTGACCTGGCCACCAGCCTCGAAACCAAGGCGTATTCTTACATTGAAAGAAACATCATCAACGAAATCGAGCGTGAGCGCCGGACTGCGTTTGAGGTATTAGCCGCGACCAACCAGAATACTTTCGGAGGTCTAGCTGGTAGAATCGGGCTGGAGACCCTAATCCAATACCGCCTCCCTGAGAGCCGGATCAAGAGCTTCATAAACCAGGCTTACCAGCAGGCGATCGATCATCACAATTTCGTCAGCCGCCGCGAAGACAAATCCCGTGTCCCGCTCGCTTTCTCGGCTCTCTCGACCAACTCCGATGCGCTGAATGCACTCCTGCCCATTGAAGTGGTTCGGTTGCTCGCGCTGTCGCTCATCATATCGGACAACGGCGGCGACGGAACCGGGCTCAAGCAGCAAGCCTTGGAGTTGATCGATCGCAACGTGACCGCGCTTGTCGAACAAACCCGTCGCGATACCGGCGGAGAAGAAGGCCGTCTCCACAACGAACTGCCCGAGGGGGTCAAAGTTCCCACCGCGAGGATGACCCAGTATCTCAGCCAAGCAGCGACCGATGCCTCGGTTCACTGGGATTTCTTGGCCCGCCGCGAAGATTACTCATCCGGAAGCAAGCCGTCACCTTTTCCGTTTGAGGTCAGAAAGAAACTTGTCGAGTCCTATATCGCCACGGCCAATGCCTCCGTCGATGTGGCAACCGCTCTCAAGGGCGAAGCCTTCTCGATTGTAGAGAGAGATCTAATGACCCAGGTCGAGGCGACACGTCGGGCGGCTGGCGGCGAGGAAGGCAAGCTGCACAACGAACTACCCGAGGGTGTGCGTGTTTCGACTTTGCGAATGACGACCTATCTGTCCCAAGCGGCCACTGAAGCAGCCGTGCATTGGGATTTCTTGGCCCGTAGAGAAGATTATTCCAGCGGAAGTAAACCCAATCCGTTCTCCTACGAGGTTCACAAAAAGCTGGTTGAGTCCTATATCGCCACGTCCAATGCCGCGGTTGAGGTGGCGACTGCGCTCAAAGGCGAAGCCTTTTCGGTGATTGAGCGCGACCTCATGCAGAATGTCGAAGCGGCCCGTCGGGCGACAGCGGGAGAAGAAGGCCGACTCCACAATGAGTTGCCTGAAGGTGTTCGCATCGCGACAAGCCGACTGACGCAGTATTTAAGCCAAGCCGCCGTCGAGGCTGGCGCTCACTGGGACTTCTTGGCCCGACGTGAGAACTATTCGAGCGGAGTAAAACCCAATCCTTTTACCTATGAAGTGCGCAAAAAATTCGTGGAGTCCTATGTCGCGTCCGGGGCTGGTGCGATCGAAGCCGCGGCGGCGCTCAAAGCCGAAGCGCAAGCGTTGATCGAGCGTGACTTGATGGCCCAGGTTGAGGCGGCGCGTCGTGCTGCTCCCGGCGATGAAGGTAAGCTCCACAACGAACTCTCCAACGGGGTCACTATACCTACTGCTCGTTTGACGACTTTCTTGTCCCAGGCTTCGACCGAGATCGGGGCGCATCAAGCCTTTCTCCAACGCCGCGAAGACTACAACGGCCCCGCACCCGCGGCGACTTACGAGCAAAGAAAGATGCTGGTCGAAAGCTATCTGGCAACTTCAGCCAACCAACCGGAAGTGGCGACAGCCTTAAAACAGCAAGCCTTGGCCGTGATCGAACGCGACGTGATGCAAAGTATAGAGTCCACGCGACGGGCGACACGGCAGGGGCTTTTGGTGACCGACACCGAAAGTTTCGGGTATCACTGGGGTCGGATCGGTTTGGAGCTTCCCGAGGCATACAGGCTTTCGGACTCGGCTGTGAAGCGGATGGTCAACGCGGCCGAAGAGCAACTCATGGCCGCTGGGAAATGGGTTGGCACCGTTACGGAGTATCTCGCTCCAGTAAACGCATCCGGAGAATTCTTCTTGCCCCGCGAGTTGGAGACTATTCTCTACATGTCTTTTGACGGCGACCCCAAGCCTGTCCACGATCGGCTCAACGAATGGATCCGAGGCGGAACTGGATATCGGGAGGCTGACGACAAATGGCGCGAAGGAGCCGTGGACCGTGGAGAGTCTTACGATCCGGCCGACAACATTCTCAAACGGCTTTACTGGATCACTCTGCCGACTGCGGTGCCTGAAGTTCTGATTTTGGCCAAACGCCGCTTTATCCCCCATGCCTCCGACTCGGAGAGAATGTATCTGCGTAACTACCAAGCGATTTACGAGGCGACCAAGGGTATCCTCCTTGGAGGCGAGCAGATCACCCCGCACATCGAGAAGGCCAAGGAGATGCTGGCTGGCCAGATCGCCCAACAAAACTTCACCGGAAACCGCGGTGCTGCCCACACCCGTCGCGTTCTTCAGTTTCGGTGATATAGTAATAACCGCACAATGACTCACGTAACAGAGACCAAAGCTGTGACCCCGTTGGATGTTCTGGAAAAAACCATGTTCCAGTTTCCTCAAGTCGATTGCCCTTTAGTGCATCGGTTCACAGACGGGATGTATATCCGAGAGATTTTTATGCCCGCCGGAACGACCGTCACCACTTTGGTCCACAGAACCAAACACCCTTTTGTAATCCTTAAGGGGAAGGTTTCGGTCTGGAACAATGGAGAAGTGGATCATCTTGAAGCGCCTCACATCGGAATCACCGAGCCTGGAGCACGTCGCCTTATCGTGATTCACGAAGACACGACTTGGGTCACATTTCATTCTACTGACCTCACCGACCCCGACGAGATTGCGGAAACTATTTGCGACACTAGAGCTAATCCCATGTTGGAAGAAAACGATCATGTCCGCAGTATGTGGCGCAAAAATCAACGCGGAGAAATAAACCGGCCTGAAGACGCCTACAAATTGATGCAGGAGGTAGCATAATGGCTTTTGGAACCGGAGCAGTGACTACTGCGCTGATCGGAGGCGCAATCGCGGGTGGTGTTGGCGTTGGCGGCGGTTTGCTGACAAGTGCCCTCACTAAGGGTGGAGGTGGAGGCGGCGGCATCAACACCAAACAGATCAAGGCCGTGATGGACGAATACATCGGCCAAGTAAGAGCGGCTATTGAGACGGGGAGAGCCAATGTCGCAGGTGCCGTCAAAGGCATGGACAAGAAAATCCAAAAAGGTGTCGATGAGTTAAGAGGTGCCTCCGATGCCGAGACAAAAGCGTTCTGGAACAACTTGGGAATTTTCAATGACGGGCTAATCAACAGCGCGAGTGCCTTGGTTGAGACTTATGACGGGGATGTGATGCAGGCGTTGGAGACCTTGCAGTCCAACGTGGTGTCTCTCAGTGAAGGTTACGCCGAAGATATGGGAGCCGAAATCTCCCGCTACGGTTCGGTCGAGGACGCGCTCAATGCCAAGCTGGCCCAAGACGAAACGGTAGCCGAAGAAAAATTCCTCGGACGGGTCAACGAGGCCAAAGCGGAATACGAACAGAAGTCTTTGGCCGAAGTCGACGCGGCAAAAGCCGAGTCGATGTCTTTGGGCGACCAGTTCATGCAGAGGTCGCAAGCTGCTTTGGGGCGGTTTGACCAAGCTGCGACTTTGTCACCCGAGTTTTTGACACAAGCTACCCGAGCCGCAGACACCCTCTCCAAGGCCGCGCTAGACACCAGAATGGACCTCTTGGCGAAGGCAGACCCTCGGGCTCTGGAGCTTTCGGCTATTGCTGACGAAAACGCCGCTGCCCTGATGAGCGGGCGCATTTCTGCGGATGTCCAAGCCAACGTGGCACGGTCGAGTGCGATGCGTGCTTTGCAGGGCGGGTTCGGGGCTTCCAGTGAGATGGGTCGTGGTTTGGCCGCTCGAGATCTGGGACTGACTTCACTCGACCTCATGGGGCGCGGGTTTGAAATGAACGAGCGCCAGCGCCGCTTGAACTACGACACGCGAGTGGCGGGCACCCAGGTGTCTGGGCTTCAGACAGCGGAGCAGATGAGGGCAGGAGAATCGGCGCTGCTTGATGCCACACTTCGCACCGCTGAAAGCGACCGCAACCAGCGCATCGGTGCAGTGCAAGAGGCTTCAGGGCAGAGGTTGCAAACTTTCGACAAGATTTTTGCCTCGTCTCGGGGAGCTATCGACGACCTCCGTGCTCAAGATATGACTTTGGCATCGACTCTCAATGCCAACGCCCGTGACGCCAATATCCGCGCTGCAGGGATGCGGATGGGAGCAACCCAAGATGTCTACAACAACATGAGGGGGTTGTCCGATACAGTATTCAATGCGGGGTTGGGTCTTGCTAACCAAAAACTTTCTACAGGGCTTTCTGTCGCCGGTGACATCTATAAGACAAATGTTGGTGGTGCAGGAAAAGTTTACGACACGAGAATGGGCGCGGAAGGAAGTATTTTTAGCACACGCGGACAAGGCGCAATCGCAGGAATGCAAGCTCAGGCTGCGTATGAAGCCGCGGCACTGCAAGCAATGTCCGGTGCCCTTGGTAATTCAGCAGCGACCCAAGCCAATATTCCCATCATGCAAGCGGCCCAGCGCAATGCGGGGGCGATGCAGTCGGCCCAGCTTTGGGGTTCCGCGCTCCAAGCTGGTTCGTCTTTGGCGGGTTCGTTCCTCGGTAGCCAGAACTGGAGCAACCTCGGCGGCGGGCGGAGTTTCGGTGGCAGCACCTATGGCGGATATAATCCGACTGCCAATTCCCCGTATCTTGGGAACATAAGCAACGCCAGCTATCGACCTGTCGCTCTACCGACTTAATATATGGCATCCTCTTTCATAGACCCGAACCTCGTAAAAATGGCCATCGAACCCGCGGCCCCGCCGTGGAATTGGAATCCTGGGGCTACGTTTGTGGAGGCTTTTAACAGCGCCCAAGAGAACAAGCGGCGTAATGAAGAAATGGCGATGGAGCAGGAGCTTGCCAATATTTTGCTGCCATACAAAAAAGCATCTGCTGCTTTGGAGTTGGATAAACTTCAACAAGAGGTAGAGCGCAGCACGCTACTGACTGAACGATTCAGGCAAGCCAGCAGACAGTCCCATCAAGGAATCATGCAGGGGATCAGGAATCCCCAAGGCGGAGAAGAAATCAATGCCAATCCTTACGATATCTTTGGCGGCAACGGTGAAACAAACCCGCCTACGCAGGAGAGTGCTGGTGAACCTGAATCCTCGCAGGATTCCGGCGGCAGTATGGATATTACGGGTTACTCCGCTTCGTTAGGGAGCACCGAAGATAACCCTATTGTGAGTCTGGCTTCGTCTTTGCCTGATACGGAGAACCGTCCGCAAATAGATACTTCCAAGATTCCTGCAACTGGATTGCTGGCCGATTCCTCGGGCGAGCTAACGCCGACCTCCATGTCCGCCATGAAGGTAGCTAGTGACGCCGTAGCTCCACAAGATGCCAGTAACATGGCTGACGACATGCTTCTTTCACGTCTTAGCGGCATCACTGGCGGTGTTGATTTTGACTCGCTGCCGTCGCCGGAAGAAGTATCGAAACCGCGAGTATCGATCGACACTGCATCCAAAGCTGAAGGTGAGCCTAAAGCAGAGTCTTCAGGTCTTGGCTGGGGCTCGCTAGATCCATTACTGACAAAACGAAAGCTCCTTAAAGACCAGTATGACGGGATTCAAAGCGTAAAAAACTATCGTTTAGATGGCGTCAAATTGGACCAGACGACCAAGTGGAATCAAGCAACCGCTTCCGCGTTAGGTAAACTAAGTGCTTTTGGGATTACTGACCCTGTCACTCTGAACGCGCTTACCGATCTGCCCTCGGAGAAAAGATTGAAAGTGCAACAGATTGTCCAGGAGAACATGGCAAACGGTGGCACTCCGAACTGGACCTCGGCGATGGAGCAAGTGAACGGTGGAACTACTACAGAAGGAGGCGGAGTAGACCGTCGAACACAGCTTGCAAACCAAATCAAAACTTTAGCAGAGGTCGATTTTCCGAATAAAGATGCAGTTCTAAATCCTTTGATTGCGGAATTCCAAACCATGACTGAACAACAGCCTGCGTTTGAACAATTCGCTTCAGTTCAAGCACAGCTTGATCTACTGCCAGTATACCAAAAACAAAACCGTCCGATCAATGGTCGTCAGGATTATGATGTTCTCTCGCAAGAATTGCAGGATAACAAACTTAAAGCGGTTGCCGGGATGATTGAGAAAAGTGACCCGCGTGTGCTCAATTTTAACAGCTACGCCAGAACCAAAGACGGGACACAGCTTACCAAGTCCGGCATGGAACAGTATCAAAAAGATCTCACTGAAAAGCGTGCAAAGTTTGGCAATAGGTTCGTTATTTTTACTGGGCAGGACGCTGTGTTTCCGAAGCAGGGGGAAATTGAAAGGTTCCAATCAGAAAAAACAGATACGTCAGGCACATCAGAGGCTTCAAATATTCCAGAATCCGCAAGTGCCAAGAGTGTGGCCCGGGCGTTGAAGAACGTAGCATGGGCCACGGGAACTGAAGACATGCCTCATATTTATGCTAAAAAGATGTATGAGAGGTATGTTGGAAAACCTTTCACCGATGCCGCGTGGCCTTGGGTTAATTCATTCCTCAAAGAATTGAAGCAGTCGGATGCCTCTCCGAATGCCGAATAGAACATAGCGCCTCGGCGCGCTATATTAGAAGATGCTTGCCGAAGACGAGATTCAAAGGCTTTTGGGCTTGGCCTCCGCGCCCATAGACCAAGAAGAGCCAGAGATTGAAGAACAGCGTTTTGACCTGACTCCGTCGGCGGTCGATCTGACCAGCCTCTCCCAGACCGCCGCGGAAGCCTTAGAGGAAGAAGAGTCTGGCGGGCTCGCTATTGAAGACGCGCTGGCTATGGCTGGCGTTGAGCCGACACGACTCATACAAAAAGAACGCTCCCTCGGTGAAGAATTCGGCGTCGGCATCGACCGCGGCGTCGACCAGACCCAAGCCCTAGGCTACGGGCTCCTCGGGATGATCGGCCAGAGTCTCGGGGTGGAGGGAATCGAGGAATACGGGCTGGAGAACTACGTCCGAAAAATGGAGGAGGCCGCGCAAAGCGAGGCTTCTGTCAGGGATCCTTTCGAGGAGATCGAGGACGCAGGGGATGCGGCTACTTATGCGGCAGGATTGATCGGCGAGCAGCTTCCCCAGCTTCTTGTCTCGGCAATCGGCGGCGGCATCGGCGGATTTGCGGCCAAGACGGTGGCGAAAAAAGTCGTCGCCAATGAGATCGGAAAGCGTGTCGCAGCGGGGATGGCTGGACGTGAGTTCGCCAGTGAGGCGGCGAAGATTGCCGCCCGCGGGGAACTGACCAAGCAAGCCAGCAAAGAGGTCGCCGAAAAAGTAGCCCAAGGCGTGCTCATGTCCGAGGGAGCCGCCGCGACCAAGGGCGGAATTGCTGGAGCTTATCTTGCCAATTTCGGACAAATCGCGGGTGGTAGCTTTGGTCAGATCGCACAAGAAACGGGTGAGGGTGACGCCGCAGCCGCGGCGGCTTTTGCCGTTCCAGGTGCCGCGCTCGATACGCTGGGTGAAGTCTTTATCGCGGGGAAATTTCTCAAGCCTTTCACAAAGGCGGGACGGGCTGCTGCCGGAGGGGCAGAGATGTCACTTCTGGGGCGCGTGGCTCGCAGTGTGGGCGTCGGTCTGCCGTCCGCGGCAGCAATCGAAGGTGGCACCGAGTATGCTCAGACGGGCTTGGAGCAAGCCGCCCTTGGTGCGGCCGATCCGAATCGGACGATTGAGGAAGTAATCGGAACTCCCGAAGCCGAGCGTGAGCGTCAGATCGCTGCGACAGCGGGTGCTGTGGTAGGTGGCGGTCTCGGCGGTGCTGGCAGTGTCATCGAAGCACTGGCCCCGCAGACGGCGGCAAAACTGCGGCAAACTACGCAAGGGCGCACGGAAGAAGCTCCAGCCGAACCTGGTGCTGCTCTGCCCGGCCAATGGTCGAAACCAGTCGAAGTCGGCGGGGTTACCATGCGCAAAAGTGCTTCGGGTATTTGGGCCGCGATCAACCCGCCGGAAGATCTGGATCCTGCTGCTCCTCGCAACACTCTTGAAGACGGCTCGAACGTGTTGGTGCTACGCAGTGCGGCCGGTGAGCAAAACAGTTGGCTAATCGAAGAAGCAGAAAGTGCTTTAAGTGAAGTCTCCGAAGGACAAGGAGCCGACGATCTGACCGAGGTTGAAGCACAGCAAATCGCCGATGACGAAGATGAGTTGGGCGAGGATGCCGAGCTTCAAGAACTGCGGGAAGGCTTGGCAGTCGGCGAAGAGCCGCCGCGCCAAGATCTCGGCACTGGTCAGCCGATTAAATCCGCTGAAGAATCAGCCCGCGCTATTGACGACATTTACACTGAGGCCGAAAGGACGGGACAGAGTCCGTTTGGCGCACTGTTCCAGAAAAAACGTGCCGATGCCGAACGATCCCGTGAGAGAAAGGCCAACGATAGACTGCTGCAATGGAGCCGTGTCATCGCACGTAAACCAGACGAGACGAAACAATTTATCGACGGCTTGAAGCCGGGCGACCGGGTAAGCATCGCTTCTGGAGATGTCGGAGATGACAACTTTACCGAGACCACTGGCATTTTCCTAAAACGCCGCCCAAGTGGAAATGCTGTATTCAAAGTGGCGAGGCTCTCGCCGCGCTCGGCAGAAGCAACGGCAGAACAAAGAGCACGAGGTGAAACGCTGGTTGGCCCCGTGCAGCGTATCGACATAACTCCCGATAAATTTAATCGCATCAGCTTGGCTCCTCCTCCGGAGTCACGACCATTAGTCAGTCCCTTCGAGGAGACGATGCGTGAATTGCTCGGAACGAATCCGGACAAGCGTTCCGCTGGGCAAGCCTTGGGATCTCCGTTCACGGGTGCGGGGGCTCCACAAGAAACGACGATCAGCAACCGGATGGGCAGCGGGCCGATCCCCGTTCTGGTGAGGTGGTTCAACAAGAAGGGTGAAAAAGGGACGGTCATCCCAACGTTCAAAGGCAAGTTTACCAACTCGCCACTGACAACTGTGTTCCAGATGAACGAAGGTCTGGGCGTCGAGGTGCCAGACGACCAGTTGGCCGATCTCAACCCCGACATCCAAGTCGAGTCGGTCAGCAACAAGAAAGGTGGCCGTAAGAACATTGTCACGGCAGTCAATCTCTGGGGCCGCACTTACCGTCGTGGCAAAACGCCGGCCGACTTTTCTGTCAATGAAGACTACCGCTATTCTGGTGCAGAAGGCCAGAGACAGCGGGATGCGGCACAGAGTATTAAAGAAAATCCGGATAGCCCTTTAGCAAAAAACCTAGTTAAAACAGACAGCTTCGGTAAAAAAACAGACGCTCGTCGCCTTAAAGCTGCCAAGAGAGGGCTATGGATTTTTGACGACATTTATCGCAACTCGCCCGAGCGTATCGCCGCCAGTGAAGCCGGTCGCCAAGGTGCTCAGACAAGGCAAGGCGGTCCGCTGGAGGAACAACTTCGCCGCGTGGCCGGCAACATCGAGAAACTCGATCCGGTCGAAAACTCTTTTTACCAAAATGACTTTGAGCGAGCTACGGACTTCTTGGAGAACTCAGGTCTCAACGACGAAGAGAAGCGGTTGGCCCAGCAGATTGCCCAGGACAAGATCGTCTTGGCTTACGAGAAGATTGCCCGTTCCAGCCGTGGTGCGCCTTTCCGCACTGAAGGTCGCGATCAAATTGCTAAACGTCTAACCGAAGTCTTGGCCGAGTTGCGGGCTGAAGAACTGGCGCAAGCCAAGGACAAAGCACTCTCCTCGATTTATGGTGATGTGCGCGGATCGAAAGAA